AGCATAGCAGGAATAGTATCTGTTCCAAGAGCATATTTGCTTGACTCTACCTCTAGACCTCTGTTTGCATAGACCATACCACCCATAGCATATCCAGCAAAAAGTTTTCTAGCATTATCTCCATAGCCCAAAGTCTTTAGCCTAGCCAAAAGACTATCATCCTTCTTCTTGTATTTTGTTAACGCAGTCTCTGCATTCTGTTTTTCAAGTTTTAATGCTGCCTTTTCTTTTACTTCTGCGTCAGTTAGTTCTCCTGGATTATTTTCTAAGAAAGTTTTTAGAGCAGTTCTAGCATTATTGACTCTTGTTTGAAGTGGTTTCATGTCGATTCCAAATTGTTTTAAGAATAGGAATGCTGACTGAACTTCTTGTGGCAGTTTACTAAATTGTGTGTTTTTTTCTGCTTCTAAACCTTCTGTTGGATTTGCTAGATTTGACTTAGCCTGATTATAATCCTCGTACAGTCTATCAAAAGTTTCTTTCTCTCCTTTTGTCATTTTTCCTCTAAGTTTTTGAATTGCTGCGTCATCCGAATCTCGAAGTGCTGCACCAAAGTTTTGTTGGTCAACTGTTGAAAGTGTAGAGTTAAGAATCAAATCATTAATTCCGTCCTTTGCACTTTCTACTAGTATTCCCTGGTTTGCTTTAAAGTCTGCTTGTGCTGTTGGTGATATGAGTTTTCCATATGCTGATGAAAGTGTTCTAGATGTCATACGACCAACACCTGATACATTTTTTAGGGAACCAAGTACACCTGACATGGTTGGTGTTGGTGTTTCTTTAGTTGGGTCATCTTTGCCATCAGTACCAGTGTCAGTTCCTGTTCCACTTGGAGTATTCTTTCCAGGAAGTTTAGCAATAAGTTGTCCATTTGCCAAAAGTCTGGCACTAGCATCAGCGGCAATTACAGCCTCTCTACCAATCCTGATTTGACGATTCATTTCTACAAGTTTGTTTGCCGCAATTTTTTCAGTATTTGTTGCAATCGTTGCCTCTAAGTCCGAACGCCCTTGTGTGTGTCCCAAAATCTTTACTGTAATGCTTTCAAGTTCAGTTTTACGAGCAAGTTCAATGCTTTCTTTTGCATCTTCCAATGCTAACTTCTGACTATTTTGTTTAGCAGTCATTGCTGCTCGTGCAGCAGCAGCGATATCACCCTTAGAAAGAGCATCTGCAAGAGTTAGAGTGTCCTGTTGTCTTTGGTTATTTTTCTCCTGAATCTTACCAATCTCGTCAAGAGCCTTGATACGTTTGTCATACTTCTCGTTAACCTTCTTTTCTTTACCAGCAATAACGTCAAGACCTGCTTGGTATAGTGCGTTGTCTTTTGCTAATCTTTCTGTTGGGCTTGCTAGAACGTAAGATAATCCAAATTCTTTTTTATCTTGAATAATTTGAAGTTTTTTGAGTAGGCTCAGGGCACCTGGCAGAAGTGCTCCAGTCCTCTTGTTGATAATTCTATCCTGCTCTTCTTCTGTAGCACCCATGAATACATCTATCATGTTTGCACTTACACCTTGTTGCTTTAGTCGTACCGCCCAACCTGCAAGTAAGTTAATAGACTGTACTGTGTAGTTCTTCAAAGCAGCGTATGATGCTGTCCATCCTGTAGTTAGTTTTTGCTGGAAGTTTGATGTTTCTCTAGCCATCTGAACAAACTGGTCGAGGATGGATGCCTGTGGTCCTGTTGCTGTACTAGCAGCACCTTCTTCTCCTGGCAACTTTGTATTGTCTACACCCTGAGCAGTAACAGTTCTGTCTGATTGCCAAGCAGCATAGTCAGCATAGGTCTTTTTAAATCCATTCTCTGCATTCCATTTATTGTATGACTTAAGCATGGAAGTGTCACCCTCTTGAAGCATTGTCATTACCTGCTGGAACTCAGACAAGAATACAACCTTGTTTTGCTTATTGTATTTCTTTAGGTATTCTCCAACACTCTTTTCTCCTAATGCTTTTGCCAAGTTTGGACCAAGTATCTTAGTAGCAACTGTTATATCTATTTTGTCTGCGTTCTTAAGTTCGTCAATATTTTGCTGGAACTCTAGCATCTTTTCTGGATTTTCTACAGCAAATTTCATAATTGCTTCTGCAGTCTTCTTTTCTCCAAAGAATACACCAGTTGTCTTTTGTGCTAGTTCTACAGCATCGTTCATTACTTTTGCTTCGATAGGGTCTTTAAGACTCATATCTATTAAGAATTTCTTTTGCTCTACCGCACCCATACTGCCAGCAAGACCAAGTGTTCTGTTTAGTTCTGTTGGACTATTTTCCATAAGTTTTTGAAGAGAATCTGCTCCTGCTTGGTCAGCACCAAAAGCACTTTGTGCTACACCAATTTGGTTTAGACCTATTTGTTTTTGAGCGACAGCAGACATAAGCATAGTCTTTTGTGCGTTAGTACCAGCCATAGCATCAATTTGTTCTTGTGCAAGTTTTGCCTGTACTTCTTGTCCAGTTCCTTCAAAGGCTTTCTTTAAACCTTCTCTTGCTGTGTCAAGATTTGCAATCTGTGCATTGAAAGCAAAGCCAATTCCTGTACCCTGGTCATTTAAAATATTATACATTTCTTGAGTTTGTTCTTTGTTAAACTGCAACAACTCTGCTTGGTCAGCAAGGAATTGGTTTTGAAGTCTAGTTGCTTCTGCTGTATCTCCAGCCGCTTTTGCTGAGGCTATTCTCTTTTCATAATCTACCGTCAAAGAATCGACCATCTGCTGTTGAACAGATAGTGCACTTCCTAAACTTGCTTGTAGATAACCAGCATTTTTTATAATATCTCCCTGAGTATCTACCATCATCTTTGTTAAAACTGCTGCACCAGCAATAATTCCAACAATTGGAGCGAATGGTCCAGAAGCAACGGTTGCACCTAAAGCAGTAGCAGCAAATGCTGTACCAGTGACTGCTTGAGTGATGCCTGCTGCAACTATTCCAGCCGCAAGACCAGTGCCAACTGAAGTTCCAGCGGTACCAGGAATACTAGCGTTTGCTTTATCAACGCCTTGATTAGAAATGTCTGCTTGTTTTTTAAACTGTTCTACAGAATCTGCAACAAGTCTCATTCTTACTTCTAGTGGCTCTTTCTTTAAGTCTTCTCCCTTTGGACCAACTAGGTCAGTTATTTTTCCTGCAACCTCAATACCAAAAGACATATCTCCTAATTGAGCACCCAAATTAGATGCAATACTTCTAGCCTGAGCAGGAGACAGAGCACCACTGGCTATTGCAGTAGTTAGTTGGCTTGTAATCATTGACTTTGCCTGGTCTAATCCACCACCCTTAATTGCTGTACCAACAGACTTTACTAATTCTTTTCCAGCATCACTCTTCATGTATGATTCGCCAAATGTTGTCTTACCTTGAACAACATTAAAGAACTGACCTGCACTAGCCTCTCTACGCTTGTCCATTGCCTGACTTCCAGTAACAGTTTTAGCAAATTCAGCAAATTTATTAATTGATTTTGAAGATGAACCCATAGCAGTTCCAAGTTCTAAAGCCTCAGTTCTAAGTTTGTTTAGATGTTCTCCTATCATAAAGGCTGTGCTTCCTAGTGCAGTGAAGGCAGCAACAATTAGTCCAGCAGGACCAGGAATAAGAGACATTGCTGTAGCGGCTGCACCCAATGGCACCATAGCCTGTTGTGCTGCTTGACCAATAGGCCCACCCATAGTAGAAGCAATACCCAAAGCACTAGTTACTCCATAAAGACCCATCTGAACCTGTCCAGTTTGCTGGGTTCTTGTAAACATTGACTTTGCATATTCTCCCAAACTCTTTCTAGTCTTCTTAGTTTCTTCTGTTGCTTTCTTTTGCTCGTCAGTGTTATCTTCTGTAATTTCTTTTGCTTCTTCAGTCTCTGGCGATACTATTCTCTTAGTTTCATCACCAACAATAATAACCTTTACTGGAACACCTGTTGGAACATTGTCAATACCATATTCGTACCCTGGAATAATTCCACCCATAGCATATCCTGGAAGATTGCCAGCAATCATTTGCTGAATCATAGGGCGGTGTTTTGCCGCTTGTTTTGCAGGAATAACAGCCTCGCCAGGAGATAGCATTGCAGGAACTACATCTCCAGCACCCTTTGGTCCTGGAACAGAGAATACGCCATTTGCATATCCTGGAATCACTCCACCCTTAGCAAGTTTAAGTGGGTCAATAGCATTGATACCAATTAGACTTAGTGCACCACGAGTCTTTGCCATATCGTCATAGAACTCTTCGATGTCATACCACTGCTTATACTTAGAGGTCTTATCATACTTCATCTGTTCTGGTTTACGATAGTCTTTGTTTTCTCTAGAAATTAGTTTTACACCATTCATATCAATACCCAGTTTTTTGAGGGTATCGATTGTTACTTCGTCATAAGACTTGGGTCTGGCAGTCATAAGGAGAATCTTGTTGCCACGCATTTGTGCTTCTTTTAGTCTTTTAATAGCCGCTGGAATGCCCTTCGGGTCTTTGGCTACTTCTTCCCACCAATTAAGTCTTTGCTCTTTAGGTAGTTTTGCATTTCTTGCTTGATGTGCTGGCATAAAGGATGCTAGGTCAAGCAGTGTATCGTCAACGTCAAACACTGATGCTTTAGGCTTTCCCATTCCTCCTGGAACAATACCACCTTCAGCCATCTTTATAGGCTCTTTTCCTAGTGCTAGTTTATTGAAGAACGCTTGTCCTGCTGATGGAATAATTCCATTTCTAGCCATTTCATTGTATGCCAGTTGCATGGCTTGGTTTGAATTTCTCCATTTGATTCCAGGTTTTAGTTTGCTAGAATCATATGTCCATTCTGATGCAGGACCCTTATTATTTCCAAAACCTTGTTCATAATCTTGTTTTCTAAAAGAAAGAGTTGTTGGGTCAGTTCCTGGAATTGCAGAAAGATATTGGTCCTGCTGTGCTTTGGTCATCTTGTTCCAGTTTGCAGGATTAGTTACTTCTTTCCAGTCTTGAGGTTTAACAAGTTTTCTATTTACTGTTGGCATTGGTGCATTGAAGTTTCCTACAGTTGCCCAACCATTTGGACCATAGGCTGCTTCTCGTGCTCTTCTTCGTATTTCAACTTCTTCTATTGTTGCATTTGCAGCATCGCTTCCAACTTTATATTTACCAGAACCATACTCCCAGGTACCAAACCTAGTGACATTTCCGTTTCCAATAGTTCTAACAAGACTTGTTCCATTATCATTAAATTGTGCAGAACCATTTCTTAACATTCTAAGAGCAATTGAATGAATTGAGTCATTACTACTTTGGCTTAGTGCCAATGGCTTACTTCTAAGTTGTGCAACTCTTAATGCTAAACCATATAGTTTTTGTTTCTCAACTTTTGCAGACTTTTCAAGAATTTCTCCAATAATTTTTCCGATTTCAGGGTCATTTATGTTTTTTCCCCTATTTCTAATTGCTTCACCTAATTCATCTTCAATTATTTGAGAACTTGGCAAATCAATTCCAGCAATTGTTGCACTCTTAGATAATTTACCAACGAATCCATTCCAAACTGAAGCAAACATTCCAGGAGAATATCCCTCGCCCTTCATCTTCTGATTCATGTTTGCTGGGAATTGGGCTGTTAGATTAGATACTGGTTCAAAACCCCTGAGTTCTTCTCTAGTTACTCCTGGAAGTACGTCTTTAATTTGTTGAAAAGCCTGTGGATTGTTAGTTAGGTCTATTGCTTCGACCAAGTGAGTATCTTGAATTCTGAGTTGCTCTTTTATTTGTTCGCTGGACATTGCCATCAATTTTTGAGAGAACAATTGAGAGTTTTCAATACCAACAAAGCCACCCTCATTATATTTCTTCGGTGGTACTGCTGAATGCATTGCTTGATACTTACTCCAGTCAACGCCCATACCTGCCTGAAGTCTTTGCTGCATAGCCATGTATGCTTGCTTTTCTTCTGGAGATAGTTTTCCAAACCCAGCGATAGTAGCCTGTAGTCTTGGGGCAACTGCCTGAATCTCTGCCTTCATTGCGGCATCATATTCTGCAGGGGTCATGCTCTTAGCAATTTCTGATGTTGATTCTGCAAAGAACTTTTTAGCACCACCCTTTACACCAAGAAGGTTAATGATGGCTTGCTCTTCCATAGAGTTAATCTTGCTACCAAGTTGACGTTTACCAGATGCTCTCTGGAATACCCCAGCAGGACCAACGTCTGCAAGAACATCTCCTCCAAGATTTCCAATTCCAAGGTCCTTGTCTCCACGAAGAAGAGATGCAACAAGTTGTTTAAAATACTGCTCTTTAGTAAACGATGTTGGAATATTTGCAATTCTTTCATCAAGTGCTGATTCAAGAACAAGGAACTTTCTCTTATTCTCTGGGTCTGTTGGGTCCATCATAACACGAAGTGCTTGCTCTGGGGCTACAAGTCCGTGAGCATCACGAGCAATTGTTGTTCCTCTTATTTCTGCCATTGCAGAAACTAAGTCAATCTGTGGCTTTACGAATACCCTAGTGCCATCTGGCTTTTCATATACCCCACCAACACCGAATGCTGGGAACGAATGTCCTGTAGTTGGAGTAATCTGTGTACCATAATTAGTTGGTGGAGTTTGAGCATAAGGACCTGTAGCAACTTCATCGCTAATTTCCTTCATGGTCTTTCCTGTTTTTTGAAGTCCTTCAATTTGTTTTTGAGTCATTGGGCCAATCATGCTTTGACGCATACCAGCACCAGGGGTACCCTCTTCAAATCCTGGAAGGTTTCCAGCAATCATGCCACGAATAACTGGAGCATACTTCTTTGCAGACCTTGCTGGAATAACCGCTTCTCCTGGAGATAGCAATGCTGGAACAATGTCTCCTGCACCTGCTGGACCAGGAACCATAGATACACCGCCAGCATACTTCTTTGGAGTAGCGTTAGGATTTCCTACTTGAACTCCTGGAACTCCCGAATATGCCTGTTGAGCCTGTACAGCATTTCTATAAGCATCTGCAAGTTTTTTTACTGCCTCTGCTTCTGAGGTAAATGTTTGACGAAGTTTTGAGTGAGACTGGTCAAGCGAGGCAGCGATTGCAGCACTCTTCAACTGCTCAGAGTTCATGTATGATGTTTGCTCACCAAGAACATCCGAAGGCTTTGTGGTTCTGTTTATGAAAGCCTTCATGTTTGTGAACAGTTTCATAATGTTCGCTACACCGTTAGCAATAAGACCAAAGGTCATTAGCAATGCAGGACCAATACCAGCAACCGCTAGAACTAAGATAGAAACAAAAGACTTTGTTCCTTCACTAAGATTGTTAAATCCATCTAGAATCTTAGTAACAAATTCGATAATTGGAGTAACAGCCTTTAGAAAAGCCTCTCCAACTGGAGCAAGTTTTGCTTGCATATCCTGAATAGATTTCTGGAACTTAAACATAGGAGAATCTGAAATCTTAGCCATTTCTCGTTCTGACAATACCGCTAATTCTTCTGCTGTCTGATTTGCAAGTCCTGCTACTGTTGCTGCTTGGCTACCCTCGTCAATTACGTTCTTGAACAATGTAGATAGACGAGAGAACTGGAACTTACCGAACATTTGTTCAATAGCACGAGCACGGTTTAGTGGGTCAAGTGTGTCTAGTGCCTTAGCAAAATCTACAACGACTCCCTTAATGTCTCCCTTGTTTCCTTCAACAATTCCTTTAACATTAACTCCAAAAGTTGCCAAGAAATCTGATGCCTTTTTGGTTGGGTTAATCAATGATGCTAGACCAGACTTCAGTGCGTTAGCACCTTCTGATGCGTTAATGCCACCTTCCTTCATTGCTGTAAGGAAGAATGTTAGGTCTTCTACATCTCCACCAAGTTGCTGAACTACTGGTGCTGCTTTAGGGATAGCAATTGTTAGGTCTTCGATGCTTACAACAGTTTGGTTTTCTACTGCGTTTAGGAAGTCTACGCTCTTTGCAAGTTCATCTGTAGATACTCCAAAAGCATTTGTAAGGCTAATGGTTGTTTCTAACGCTTGCTGTTGCTCTACTTGACCAAGTACCGCAAGTTTTGAAGCCTGTGCAACCTGTTGCATTAGGTCTGTTCCAGTCTTACCCATAGCGGCAGCATTAGCAGCCATCTCCATAGTATCTGAAACTGCTATGCCATATTTTGTAAATTCGTTTGCAAGTGCTTGAACAGACTTAACCATCTTGTTGGCTTCTTCTGTTGTTGTATTCATGTCTCCATAAACACGTCTAAATTTTAGAGATGCCGCTTCAATTTTCATATAGGCTTGAGCAGCCGCTTGACCCATCAGGGTTAGTGGAATTGTAAAACCAACCATAAGTTGGCGACCAGCCCACTGGGTATTCTTACCAAAGTTTAGAAGTTGAGTGGAACCCTGTTTCATTAACTGGTTGAACAACTGTTGCTTTTGAGCAGCAATCTGTGTTTTTGTTCCAAGGTTATCCATGTCAAGAGCAAGTGGTCTAACAGAGATTGCCTTCATTGCACCAGATGCGTCACGACCTAGTTTAATGTATTGGGTTTGTATTGTCTTTACTCTGTCTACCGCTACTTGCTGGATAGTGTCGAATTCAGTTTTAAATAGTTTTCCAAAAGTTTTGGATGCTCCACCTGCATACTTAAAGTATTGACCTATGGAGAGTTTGTTCTTTTCAAGTGACTCTGTAAAAGATTCTGCACTTGTTTTGATTGTTTGAATGCTTGCAGTGAACTTACCTGTGGCATTAATAGATGCCATTAGGTTTTGTTGCATTGCTTGTGCTGCTGCTGCGTTCTGGGCACCAGCGTTTTTCATGCCTTGCTGAAAGGCTGATATCTGCTGTTGTAAAAGTTTTAGTTGCGACAGAGCATCTGACGTATCTATATTAACTTTTATGTTGGATTCGATATCAGCCATTCAACTCACACCGCTTAAGCGTTGATTAAACCACCCATGAGTGATGCTTCACTTAGTTTAATACCAGACGCTTCTTCAATAATCTTGTACACTGTTGGAAGGTCTAGAAGTTCTTCCAATGCCTTCAGGTCTGATGCCTGTTCTGGTGCATACTGCTTCATAGCAATCTGTACACATTCCATGAGAAGTGTCATGGACTTCTCGTTGTTATCTGCTACTTCTGCAATGCCCTCAAACTTTGTCATAAAAGGACGAAGAAGAGAGATTTTTAGTGGACGAACACTAATTTTTGTACCGTCCAATAGTTCTACAGTTTTGGTTTCGTTAATAGTTGTAGACATGAATCCTCCTTATGGTTTCTTTACAATTATAGCATAAACAACTAGTCTTTGCCAACAACTTCATAGTCAAGTCCCATGCCAATTCCAAAGCCATACTGCTGTGCCTTTTGTCCCTGTAGAGATGTAATGTCGTTAGGGTCTCCATTACCAATACCAGATACCTGTGCTGCTACCCTGGCTTTCATTGCTTCCCATGGGTCAGGCTCAGAATTACCTCTTGACTCGTCTAGGTCTACGCCTTGCATTGCAGCAAGGAATTTCTTTTCGTTGTAGTCTAGTTCTCTGATTGATTCCAATAATGCCATTAGTTCTGGCATAGATATTGAACACTCTAATTCTTCGAAGTTTTTCCATGCCCCTAAAACAAAAACTTCAGATTCTAGTTTTACCAAGTCTAGATTTTCCCAACTATTATCCTTTTTGACTGGTGGTGTTGGTGGCACATCTTTTTCAGCCTGCTTGTCATTGTTTGCCTTTACCCCTGCACAAACGTCAATAATCTTGTAAATTGTTGGTAAGTCGATGTTGTCCTCAACGTCTTCCACTGTTTTCAATGCTGGATAAAACTGTTTCATGGCTATTCTTGTGCAGTCAACAAGGACTGAGATTGATTCTTCGTCTGTATTAGAGTCCTTAATTAGGTTAAACTTATCCATAAACTGTCTTAGATACTTAATTTTAAGTGGAGACATTTCCACAATAGTACCGTCTATTAGTTCTAGTTCTTGTATGTCATATATTTTTGTAGGCATACTCTATTATAGCAAAAGAAACTGCCCCAGGAATCCCTAGGGCAGTCTCAAAGATATTCAGTTATTATTTAGTTTTAGAATGAACGGTCAACAATCTTTCCGTAAGCACCATTGTTGTCTGGAAGCAGACGGAATGATACTTCGAATGAAGTTGCTGAGTCACGCTTTGCTGATACTGTTACTGAGTCGATTGAAACAGCACGGTATGCAACGTAAACACGTTCTGCCTGGTTACTTAGTGTGTCTGGTGTTGCACCAGAAAGGTTACCAAGACCTGGACCTACTGCAATAATACCACGTTCGATTGGGTAGTCCCCAAGGTCACCTGAAGTAATATTTAGGAATGTGTTAACGTCTGTACCACCTGAAGTTAGTACAGCAGATGCAGCAACAGTTCCTGTCTGTGGAGTACCTAGTGTCAGAAGTCTTGTGATTTCTGTCTGAGTACCTAGATTTAGAACACCAAAGTCAGATGTCTTGCCTGCAATTGCTAGGAGAAGGTTCTCCAAGGTTGCTTCAGCAAGAGTTGTCTTTAGTGTAACCTTCATGCCCTGCTTGAACAGTTTAGCAGTGTCCAATAGTTGGTCTACCATAACTTCTCCAAAGTCTGGGGCAAATGCGATTTCTAGACCGTTGTTGGTGTAACCAACGTTACGGAAGTTAGTAGTCTCACGAAGTGCTAGTGTCTCTTTGTATGATTCTCCATCAACAAATCCTGGAAGGTTTGCTGCTGTTAGTGTCGCTGTGTCCTTTGTTACGAACAACGCAGCAGCACCAACGATAATGTTAGCGTTTGAGCCTCTTGTATATGCCATATTTTATTTCACCATCTTTCATTTATGAATTTTGTGGCGGTGTTTCCTCTGTATAATTATAACACACATTTAAGGCTAGTCTAATTCTAGCATGTGGTAGTCATAATAGATGATAATCTTGTTACCGCCATAGGTTCTGGCTGTGGCAAAATTGATAATGTCTCTAGTTTCTTGCAATTGGAATACCTTAAAGCCATGAAAAACAAAGTTAGGTTCTATAGACTCTCCCTCTACCATAATTGAGCCTTTTTGTTTACACCAGTTGTTTAATTCCTCTGCTGATTCATCTTCCCTATCAAGAAGTCTGTTTACCTTTTCAGTAATCTTAATCATATTGATTACTGAGTTCTCTGCTGTTGCATAGAAATAGTATAGCAATTCTTCACATTTAATGTGTGGAAATGCTTTTCTACGCATACGGATAAGTCTGTCGTATGTACACATTACCCCACCAGTTGGGAAAGACTCTGTAATGTCGTTTATTGTTGATGGGGTAGTTGGAAAGAATGGAACTGTGTCAAATCCAAGTCCTTCTAGTTTTTCCTGCAGGTAGGCGTTAATCCACAGTACAGGTGTGTTTAAGATAGATGTTCTGCTCATTAGTCTATTTTACCACCTTTCGATACCCACTGATAGCCAACTCGGAATCCCAAAGATTTTCCTTGTTTAGAGCCTGCAACAAAATTATTTTTATAGTCTTTTGGATTTGCAAAATGTTCCTGTAATCCACTAGACATTATAAAGGACTGAGTGAAGTAACTGTTGAAGAATGAGTCTAAAGCATTTTCAAAGCCACGCTCGACACCCTGTCCACCAGGATTTTGAACCACTACTGGCTTCTTGGTAAATACCTGTTCCCCATCTGCGTTAAAAGAAAGAACACCATTAGGCTTTGGTCTAATTACTACAGGAGTTCCTTCTTCCATTATTCTTGCCTTGTCGTAAAATGGTTTTGTTGAGTTTTTAGAATATGATTGAGACTGAGAGAATGTATAGTTAAAGGATAGTGTGTTGTCCTTAATTATATAGTCTATATCAAACAGTCTTGCTTCTGGTGAGCCTGTCCTATACCATTCATAAACGTGATGCAATGTTTCTGGACTTACCCTGGCATTTGTATCTATAAAGTTTTTCAAAGACTCTACTACAGAACTTCCAAAGTTATTTTGAAACTCTATCTTTCCTGCCTGTGCTCCGTCTAAAAAACCAATAGAATATTGTGCAATATTATTTAATTCATTTACTATCTTTTTAGTATCAAATGTAATTATCATAGGTCAGTTGCCTGATTCTCAGAACGTCTAAGTATTACCTTGTAGTATTCCACGCTACCGAATGGACCAACCATTGGATTCAATGTTGCCACTTCAAAAATTGTTGGCTGACCCATACGAGGACCAGCACTTTCTGTATAAATGCTTTCACCGCTTGCATCTCTAATATTTGTAATAACCATGTTTGTTATAGAATACATTGCACCATCGCTAGATACAGTTATGTTACTTTTCATTCTACCAAGAAGACCATTGTCAATATTAATGTTGGCTTCAGTACCAACGTCTTTCTTAAACTTGCTACCAGTAGTGCTAAAGAAACAGGCTGCAGTTTTATCTAAAATCCATTGTTTCTTGAGGTTTCCGTATGCTCCTGTTTCTACAATAGGGTAGTAGATGTCAGCAAGTAATGGGTAGGCAAAGTCTGTTGTTTCGCATATCATTATAGTATTGATGGCTTGAAGTTACTGCCCTTATAGTTGTTAAGAATCTTATCAACGAGCATATTGCCAGTCCCTTCCAAAAATTGAGGAGCAAACTTTACGTCAAATTGGTCTGTGCTGTATTCTGTTACAAAACGCTTGTAGTAGTCGTTGTTTCCACATTTTAGTTCTTGTACTAGGATTGTTGCTGCCTTTTCTACATCTGAAGGAATGGTCTTGTGTCCAGCGTCTAAAACAAAGGTGTAGTCAAATCCTTCTGGAAATGCAACATATCCATTTCTTTGACCAGCATAGTAGGCTAGGTCTCCAGAGCCTATTGGAAGTCTTGGTGGTGTTGACTGCATACGGTTATAGGGTTCGTTTGCCTCTACCCTGGCAATAGCAGAACCATCTAGCAAAGTCTTATATTCGTATTCCCAAACTCTAATGACTGTTCCAGCAGTAGTGATATTCCCTGTGGTAGAGTTTGCAAAACTAAATGATGTTGTTGTTGGAACAGCAGTAACTACGAATAGTCCTGCATATCCTGTTGGAACAACTGTCGAAATTCTTACAACATCTCCAATTTCAAAACCGTGGGCAGTTCCAGTAGTTAGGGTAACTGTTCCAGATGAGATTGTTGGGGTTTGAGTGGCTAATGTTTTAGCAACATCTTCACCATTATAGACAAGAACGTTGTTCTCGTACACTTTTAAAACTTTGTTTACTGGATGCCAGATAGGGAAATAATCTCCTCCCTGACCTTCCTTCACAATCACTAACTTGTGATTATAGAAATCAGCATTGGACAGATATTGGTCGATAATAGACCTAGCAATAATTTCCCAACTCTTATAGTCTGCAATCTCGTCTGCTGTGGTTGCTAGAGTGTTTGGGTTTACATATGGTCTATAAATTGTTAGATTGTCATCTACAACAATTTCACCAGTTGAATCTGTTACTTGAAATAAAAAGTCTCTGTCAAACTGTACCTTGGACCTTGGCAGAATATAGGATATCTGCTTGTTTGCGTCTGAGGTCAGAGTTGTTGTTTCGGATGAGTGGTCCACCAAATCCTCAACATAAACAGTGTATGCAGTATTTGCTGCAGGGACATCCCATTTAGTTGTAATTGGATATGGTGGAACCCTCAATACTTCCATTTAGGCAAAAGCCTCCGCAACTTCTTCTGGAGTTGCTAGTCTTACGCCACGCTGTGTAACCCAAAAGTCTACATACTTGTTTGGAACAATGTTGTATCCAACAGTAATTTTACCAAAGCCATCTGCGTATAGGTTTCTTTCAGAGTAAATAGCAACTTTTGTTGGCTTTACATCTGCAGGAACTTCTACCTTTTCTGACTTAGGCTTTGCACCCTTTGTGGTTGTTGAACCAATAACGCCATTCTCATTGTATCCCAATGTAGGAACGCTCTTTTCTGGTTCAGGTTTTGTGATTACTTTCTGCTCAACTACTTCTGCTACTTCTTCTACAGGTGCTTCTACAACTGCATCTTCTACAACAGGCTTTGAGGTCTTGTTTTCTTCGGTCATGTTAAATCCTCCTTAGATTTATTTCAATTATACCAGATAAATATAGAAAGGGGGTAGAGATTTTAGTCCCTACCCCCAATCAAGTTGAGATGCTTACAGAATTTTAGGACTCTGTTGTAGCATCCTGGAATGCAACTGCATCCAGTTCTTCCCATGCGATACCGAAACGAACGAATACTGTATATTCTACAGTGTCCTTCTTTGGTACATAGAAACGGTTTACAGTGATATCTCTCTGGAAGCCCCAAATACGGTTCTGTGGGAACGTTAGGTCAACGAATCCTGCAGGGTAGTAAGGAACTTCAAGAACAGGTACACCTAGAACACGAGTCTGGCGAGCACCACCGAAAGTCTGGTTAGCACCACTTAGGAACTCTCCACGAGAACCTTCAGTAGAACCGATGTTAGCAATAACAGTACCATTGTTCTTTACGATGTTGGCAAATGTGTCTGTACCAGCATAGAACTTTAGACCGTTAGTGATAGCACGGTATCTGCGAGGCATAGCCAAGATAAGTGCTTGCATCTTTTCAGTTGTCCACTCTGTGATTGCTGACGCATTCACGACTTCGTGTGCACTTCCAAGGTTTGAACCAGAACCAACGTTAGGGTTGGTCTTCTCCAAGTTAATGAATCCGTTCATAATGCTTAGGAACGAACCTGTTGAACCGTCACCGTTAATGGCTAGGTCTTCGATATCGTTACCGAAAGCATTAGTCATCAAACGAACTAGGTGGTCTTCTAGAGCGGCACCCTCGATGTTATCTTCGAGTGTCTCTGCAGAAACTTCCCAGTCTAGACGAATCTTCTTGGTAGTTAGTTCAACCTTTGAGAAGGTTGCACCAGTGTTGGTGTATGTTGAAACACCCTGGTTAGCAGCACGAATAACACGGTCTCCCACGTTAATCTTCTCTAGTTCCATTGTGTTTGCTCTCATTGTTACTCTGCGTCCGTCCTGTGCAAGTGTGGTTGCGTCCCAAACATAGTCGATAAATCGTCTTGCCTGTTCAGGGCGTAGGATACCAGTACCTGGATAATTTGGACTTGCAGTAGCAGATGGGTTTACACCATTTGCACCTGTGGTTACACCAAAGTTAGCAGTTGGGCTGTTGCCTAGGAAAGTTCCGTTTTCTGAGAACGCTCCTGTGCCGCTTGACACGCTGTCTGATGTACCGAAAGCACCTTCAGCGTTAGGAAAGTTTGAAACTGGACTAGCACCTGAAGGCATATTTTTGATAATTTCTTCTGACATTTTATTTTTCACCTCCTAGTGAATTTATTTTAGTAAATCGGATGTTCTGAGGAAACTTCCGCCCCATACTGATTTTTCCACCAGTACTGGTTCCTGAATGACCTCACCGAGGTCACCAGACTTGCGGAAAGCGGTGTCTGCTTCTACAGCATCGATACGCTTTCCAAGATTGTTGAAATCTGACTCTGCGTCTGTTACCTTTGAGGTAACAAGTCCGAGGGACTTCTTTAGTTCAGCAACTTCTGTTACTAGTGATGCATTTGCATCTGCTAGTGACTTGATGATTGCTGAGATATCGCTAAAGGCTGTTGTAACTGTTGTGCCTAGTTCCGAAACTGCCTTAGCAATTTCTTCCTCTGGACCTGGGACAACTTCTTCTACAACTTCTTCTACATGTGCTTCATCGGCTACTGGAGCCTCTTCGACAACTTCTTCTGTAGCAGGAGCGTCAACTACAACTTCTGCCTCTGGAGCGACATCTACTGATTCAACGTTTACGTTTTCATCGGTCATGTTATCATTCTCCTTTTTAATAGTCTTAGAAGTATTAATGCCTTTAGCACTATCTACTAAGAACTTTATCATGTCAAGTTTGTCATC